CCCCGGACACCAATGGGTTAAAAAGACCTTTATTGATCCAGCCCCCGCAGGACAGACATTTGACGCTACCGACATTGAATCTGGTGAAGTTTTAAGATACCCAGATACTCACGAAAAAGCAGGACAATCTTTATTTAAGAGAAAGTTCATTCCAGCCAAACTATCTGACAATCCCTACTTAATGGAAGGTGGTCAGTACGAGGCTAACTTGCTTTCATTACCTGAGATGCAGCGTAGACAGTTGCTAGAAGGTGATTGGAGTATAGCGGAAGGTGCAGCATTTTCGGAGTTTAATCCTAACGTGCATGTATGCGAACCGTTTGATATTCCCTCGGATTGGCGTAAGTTTAGATCATGTGATTTTGGTTACAGTTCTTATTCAGCAGTACACTGGTATGCTATTGACCCCAGTTACGAAACACTGTATGTTTACCGTGAACTGTACCTTAGTAAGCACACTGGTAGGGATTTAGCTAAAGCCATACTAAGTGCTGAAGTAGGTGACAACCTACAGTACGGTATACTCGACAGCTCTTGTTGGCATCAACGTGGAAACGTAGGTCCAAGCATTGCAGAAGAGATGATAGCAGAAGGCACGAGATGGCGTCCGTCAGATAGGAGCGCAGGAGCTCGTGTAGCAGGAAAGAACAGACTGCATGAACGTCTCAAAATAGATGAAGAGACAGAAACACCCGGCATAGTATTTTTCAACACATGCCGACAAATCATTGCAGATTTACCCACAATTCCATCGTGCCCAAAAGGTACAGATGATATTGATGTAAGATACACATCAGACCACACTTACGACTCTATACGCTACGGCGTTATGAGCCGACCTAAAGCCTTTAGTCCCTTTGATTTTATGCAAAAACCAATGACTAGATGGCAACCTTCAGACACAGTATTTGGATACTAATATGGCCCTAATGTCACTACCAGAAGACCTCGCTCCCGACACTCCTACGGATGAAAACAAGATCATTGCTTTGGAGGAAGATGGCGATGTAGAACAAGAGAACCTAGAATTTTCTGGTTTAGTATCTCACGTACAGGAGCACTACCAGCGTTCTAAAACTCGACGGGAATCTGATGAGGATAGGTGGCTTACAGCATACCGAAACTACCGTGGTCTATATGGGCCAGAAGTACAGTTTACTGAGACAGAAAAATCCCAAGCATTTATTAAGATCACTAAGACAAAAGTATTAGCTGCATACGCACAAGTTACAGACGTACTTTTTGCTGGATCTAAGTTTCCTTTAGGCATTGAGGCGTCCCGCACTCCAGTAGGAGTAGCGGATGCTCTGCATTTTGAAGCTAAAGAACCAATGGGACCAGATGGTAAAACTCCATTACGTCCTATCACAGCCCGCCCTGAGTTATTGGACACTGCGGGTGTTTATAAAGACAAGTTAGATCCTGTAGAAGATGTTATTCAAGAAGGCGGTGGAAACACTCCTACTTCGGCTACGTTTGAGCCCGCTAAAAAAGCTGCTCAGAATATGGAAAAGCTCATCCATAGCCAGTTAGAGGAAACAGATGCAGATAAGCATTTACGTTCTGTAGCCTTTGAATGTGCCTTGTTTGGTACAGGTATTATTAAGGGTCCGTTTGCATTCGACAAAGAATACCCATCATGGGACGATGAGGGTAAATACGATCCTCAGTACAAAACTATTCCTAAGATTGAATCTGTATCTATATGGGATCTATATCCAGATCCTGATGCTCGTAGCATGCATGATGCTGAGTATGTAATCCAACGCCATCGCATGAGCCGTACACAAATACGTGCGCTTAAAAACCGTCCGTTTTTCCGTGAGGAAAGCATCGAGTTGGCTATCGAATTTGGTGCAGATTATACCCAGCAGTATTGGGAAGAAATATTAGAAGATAATAATTCACAGAGTGACATTGAGCGTTACCAAGTTCTAGAGTATTGGGGAGTTGTTGATAAGGATACTGCGGAAGCCGCAGACTTAGACATCCCAGAAGAATTAGAAGATCGTGACGAAATTCAAATCAACGCATGGATCTGTAATGGACAGATCTTACGTCTGGTTATGAACCCATTCACGCCTAACCGTATTCCATTCTCTTCAGTGCCTTACGAAATCAATCCTTATGGGTTCTTTGGCATTGGTGTAGCTGAGAATATGACTGATACGCAGTTGCTGATGAATGGCTTTATGCGCATGGCTGTAGATAACGCAGCCCTGTCTGGTAACTTGTTAGTTGAGATTGACGAAACAAACTTAGTACCGGGACAAGATCTAGAAATTTACCCCGGCAAAATTTTTCGGAGACAGGCGGGTGCACCCGGGCAGGCCATCTTCTCCACATCGTTTAAGAACGTGTCTCAAGAGCTTATTATGATGTTCGACAAGGCTCGACAGCTTGCTGATGAGAGCACTGGCATGCCTTCATTTGCACACGGATCTACAGGCGTTACTGGAGTAGGTAGAACTGCATCTGGTATGTCTATGTTGATGGGCGCAGCCGCACAAAATATTAAGTCAGTGGTCAAGAATGTAGATGATTATCTACTTGCTCCACTAGGTCGTGCATTATTCGCATTTAACATGCAGTTTAACTATAGCGAAGACATTAAGGGTGACCTAGATGTTGTAGCTCGGGGTACTGAAAGCCTGATGCGTAACGAGATTAGGTCACAGAGACTTATTCAGTTCATGCAATTAGCTGCTAACCCGTCTATGGCTCCGTTTGTTAAGTTTGATTACGTTCTACGTGAAATTGCAGCATCTATGGATCTGGATGAAGATTATATCCTAAATGACCCTAGAGAGGCAGCTCTACAGGCTAAATTAATGGCTGAAATGGCAGCACTTATGCCACAGCCAGAACCAGCACCACAGCAGGCTCCACAGGCTCCTGATCCTACCAACAATGGTGGTGGTCAGGCAGTGCCGGGTAATGCACCAGAACCGGGAGCACCGGGTTTCACTGGAGCTGGCGGAGGAGATAATGGTGGAAATCCACCACCTGAAGCACCACCACAAGGCCCAGCGCAATAAATGGATAAACTTTTTTATCGTAGATTACTCATTCTCGTGAATGACAAAAATAACATGGACCTCTTACAGGAATATGTTTCTGCCCGCATAGCTCAATACCATAAGCAGCTTGAGGGAGCAAAAGAACACCAAAGGGTGTTGGAAATACAAGGTGCTATAGCAGAGCTACGGCGTTTCAACACACTTAGAGATGAAGTTAACAAGGGGTCTGAATAGTATGGCAACCGAGGAAAATCCTTACTTAGTTGAACAAGGCATTACAGTTTTTGGTAAGCCTGTTTTTACTGACGAAAACGGCGATAAATACTCGGAAGTTACTGAGACAGTGCCTATGGGCGATGGCTTTATGGTTATGCCTACAATAGACCCAGAAACTGGATCTGAGTATGATAGAGATTATATACTTGATTGGTACAAGAACAACGGCAACGTAGATCCATACTCAGGCGAGAAGTTACCTGTATTTGAATCGACTGAAAAAGCTGACAAATACGCTCAATGGCGTAGTGACAATATGTTTAATCCAGCTCTTTTAGACGATGACTATTGGTCGAGAGAGAGCGGACTGCCATTTCCTGTAGATGAAAATACACCAGAGCTATCTAACTACATTCCAACATGGCGAGAAAAAGCCAAGTATGCCATTTCTGACTTTGTTCAGGATAAACTTGGCATGGAGAACTACAACGCTAATAAGTTAGCTGAAAAGTTTACTGGGAACGAAAGTGCTTCATGGGATAATGGTGGTATTGGATTACTAGATTTTACCCCTGCGGGTGCAGCATTTGGAACTCAAGAAGCAAAAAGAGACTTTAGAGTTGCCAAAGGAAATGATGACAAACTTGGAATGGGTCTTGCGGTGGGTGAAGGTCTTCTCAATGTTGCAGAGGCATTCCCACTTACAAAGGTTGCTACAAAGCCACTTCGTGCGGGTGCTGAAAGCCTAGTAGATCTAGCAAAACGTGTAGAGGTAAATCCTAACACAGTAGGCTCACTTGGTGGTAATGTTAGTCTCAAGCCAAAAGTAGATACATCAGAGGCTCAAGCTGTTTTAGATATACGTGCAGCTCAGATGGATTTAGCAGTTAAAGATCGTATTCAACCGAGTGGTGAAAATCCACTGTTTGATTTATCTCCTGAGAGTTATACAAAAACATTACCAGAACAGAAAAAAGCACCTGTACCACGGCAGCCTGAAGGTTCAGATAAACCATTACCTAAAGGTGATAGAGGCCGTGAAGTTA